TTTACTTTAATGTTTACGGTATGCTCGAAACTGATATTACCCGCATCGGTACGAGTCAACTTAACCCCCGCAGAGTGGGCAAACTTCTGCCCCTCAAACATATACAAAAGCGCATACGAGGTCAGGTTAATGTTCGTAATCGTAGTCTGAGTAGTATCAATCGGCGTACGGAGGTCGCTCATATTGAACAACCACAAGCGTTTATTAAGCCCCGCAACCCTCTTAAGGTCGGCACACGCTATCCCTACACCTGACGATATACTACAAGCCATTAGTCAGCGAATGAAGTAAGGTCACAATTGATAAAGTTCACACCGAAGCGAAGCTCAGCCTGCGCGAAGGTCGTAAGCAGACGCTGATCGTAGAACACATCCACACGATCCAAGTCAGAGGCTTTCTCAGTACCCAATACAAGGTTAGAGAACCGGCTTGAAGCCTTAGGAGTGTAGATGATGAAGTTACGAAGGTTGCCGTACCACGGGCAGGTAGAATCGCTCGAAAGAACGCTATCCAACAGCCACAGGGGCTTAACCTCGATACCGTTGAACATCAGCGAAGTTTCACCATTAGTCAACGTACGGAACTGAGCCTCTGAGCCTGAACGCGAAGAAGTCTGATAGCTTTCCAACAGGTTATTATAAACAGCACCCGTAGTCCAGAATACTTTCTCGCTGGCAGGAAGTTGCATGAGCGGAATCTGGGAGTTACGGTACAGTTGCTGAAATACACCCAAAGCCTCGTCCGTGTTCAGATTAGTATTCTGGTTGTTACCGAATGCGTTAGATACACGCTTAACACAGTAGGAAGCGTGAGCGTCATAAAGCTTCACAAACAGACCGTCGATGACGTTCCAGAAGCTCGAACCCGAAGAGTCGTTAGCCAAAAACGCCAAACGGAAAATATCCCGGCGCATGGCATCGATCATTGAATCAACCCACATCTTACGAACAGCGGCAGTAACTTCGTAACCATCAAGTCCGTCAGCGACAAACTTAGGATCATTGGAAAGAGCCGAGGCCGTGGACATAAAGTCAGATTTACACCATTGCAGGTTAGCGGAGAACTTACCGACAGTAATCTTACGATCGGATAGCGTTCCAGCCGTAGTATATGACGGTGAACATCCCGTAGTAGCACCTAGGATTTTATCCAGGTAGTTTACCAATACGAGATACTCATCAGTACGAATACCCTGACGGATGGTGAAAATGTCCGAAAGGGCCGGCGTGCCGGGAGTCGGAGCGTAGTAAAGTTCCGTAGGCAAGTTGCCGGGGAACGTATAGCCGGGAGAATATGAATAAGAAGTAGCGTTTTTAAAACCACTTCCTTTGATTTCTGCCAGTTCTTTTTTGAGGTGTGTTACAACAGCCTCCAGGTTTTTGATCTCTTCCATAGTTACTTGAATCGTGAGGTTGTGAATGCTTGTCCCATTGATTGTGCCATCGCTTCGATCATCGGGTCAATTTGTTTTTCGTTTGCGTACTTCTTTCCGTTGGCATCCTGAGGCACAGAAGGATCGCCAAATGTTTGATTTTTAAGGGTTTCCAGCGTGTTTTTAAGCTCCGTCATCTGGTTACGGTATTCGCCCATTTCCTTAGCTACCACTTTGGCTTCCGCCTCCGCTTTCTGCGAAGCCTGTGCGAGTTGCTCCTTCAATGCGGCGTTTTCTTTTTCCAAGGCGGCCATCTTTTCAGCATCGCCTTTCTTGTCATTCATGATAGGTGCGGCAGACTGAACTACCCCTCCTTCAACGATTTCAAGAACTTGCCCATCTGCTGTTTCAACTTCTCCAGGTGGCAGAGGTGCGCCGGCCTCGTCGGTAAGCGTGGAACCTACAATCTCCTCAGGAGTAGCCGCCGAACTGTTTACCATCGTACCGTCAGCAAGCGTAATCTGAACTGCGTTTTTAGGAAAGAGTTTGGCCATGATAGCGTCAATCTTTGCGCCGATGGCTTCAAAGCCTCCCTTTACTTCTTCTTTTGTCATATCGAATTTTGTTAAGTCAAGTTTTGCGACAGCTTTCAACTTTTCCCGAACCTCATCAACGAAACCCATCGCTAACGCTTCGCCAGGACTCATGCTCGTTTCTTTGTCGATCATCGCGGATAGCTGATCCCTTGTAACCCCTTTCTTTGCTACTTTGGTCATGTAGCGGTCGATCAGTTCGGATTTGATACGGTCGAGTTGCTCGGCACCTTTTCTCAAATCCTCAGCAGTTCCGCTAAGTGTTCCGGTAGGCAGGTGGATCATGAAATCCCCGTGAGGGTTCATTACCACATGGTCACAGCACAGCGCATCGTATGTGGCAATAGAAGCACACATTCCTCCTATGAGGGCAGTAGTCGGCTTACCAATATTTTTGATAATGGAGCCTATCTGATAACCTTCGTACACATCCCCACCGGGGGAATTGAAATGAACGACGAACTCTTGCGCTTGGGGATAGTTAGAAATATCATCCCGGACGGTCTTAGCCGTTACTTGGACGCCTATTTCTCCCTCGATGAAAATGTGACCGGTCATCGGGAACAAAATTCCCGAATCAGGTTTCCGCTATCGTTGACTAAATATTCAACTTATGGACGATGTTATAAACGGTCCTTTTATCGATATTGAAGTGATCTGCGGTCTTTTGCATGGAATGTGACGAGCGATAATGAATAACTACCTCCTCGTATTGAGGGAGTGAACAGGTAATCCAACCGTCCTTAATCAAGGCTTTTGCGGTGGCTTCTTTCAGATCGTACTTCTTGCAAAATTCCTTCATATGGTTGAAAGTTTTTCTTTAAAGTGTACTGAATTGCCCATTTCGTTACCCTCTTTCCAGCTTACCCAAAAGTTGATATTCTTGAACATCTCCGACATCTGGGCCATCTGGTTAGCGTCGTTTGTGGCTGTATTGGTAACTAATCCACCGTCAGCGTAACCCCTCATTCGAGCCGATTCAAGACCCATGATATAACCTGAGTAGGCAGGGTTTTTTACTATATGCTGAGGAACTACATATTCTCCTCTGTGGACCACTCCGGCTACTTCGTGTTTACCACCTTCACCAGTAAATCCACCCTCGGCAAAGCCCATGATTTTAGCCACGTTTGCCAATCCAGTAGCCACCGTCACAGCTGCCGCCAGTACACCTAACGGCCATCCACCCGCCGCCGCAAAGGCAGCGTTAGCCGCTACGTATGTGTCTATGGTAGCCCTTGAAATGCCTATTACCTTATGTGCCGCCGTATCTTGGGCAAAAAGAGCCTGCGCCTGACCTAATCCGGTAGAGATAGACATCAGCCTATTCTTTTGCTCCAATTCGGATATCTTTGTTTGAGTCTGCTGGTCTTTGATGGCCGCCTCCATTGTCTTTTTAGACGCCGCCTCCTGTGCCTTTCTACTAGCCTCTGCGCTTGCCCTCATTTTCTCGATAGAGGTCAAACTGGCCAACTCCCTTACGTTTACTTCCTGGTTTTGTATCTCAGTCTCCTGATAAAGTTGCTGGGTGAAGTTATCGGACTCGGCCCGTTTAGCAGCGGCCCGTTCCTCCATTCTTTTGAGTTCGTTTTTATGATTCTCGTCCCTGATTCGTTCTATCTCTTTCTCAAATCTTAGGGTATTGGAATACGCTTCGGTATCTGCTGCAATAACAGCCGCACTCAGTTCAGCGCGTTGTCTTTTCTCCTCGTCGATCAGATCCTTTTTATTGGCGTGTTCCATGTCCCAAAGTTTGAGACGCTTTTGGGCTAGGTCTACTTCCGCCGCTGATAAATCCTTTTCTAACTGAATGGCTTTCTCAATAGTCTGTTTTCTTTGTTCGCCTTCTTGGGTCAGGGCGGCGGCTCGAAGTCTGGCTACCTCGTTTTGAACCTGTGCCCTCCGTTCTACCATTGCGGTCTCCTGTGCATCTATTTCATCATCCAGTGCGGCAATCTTTTTACCGTCCTCAATGGCACCGTCGATCGCCTTACCAACACTTGGTAGAATGAAATCTACTATCTTTTTCCATGCCCCCGCTACAAACTCCACATAGGCGAAAATGGCCTTTCCCACGAACTCAACCACTCTCTTAACTCCCTCCATCACTACGCCGCCGACTTTCATGATCTCGGTCAGCTTATCCTGGCCTTCTCCCGTGGATTTGAAGTAAGAAGTTAAAGCGACAAGAGCGATACCAATAGCCCCGATAACAGCCCCGATAGGAGTAGCGATAAACGCCAAAGAAGATTTAGTCATCCCGCTAATACCGTCAGCCGTTGCCCCCAATCCTGGAACTAACTTATCTAGGGCGCCCTTATAGTCACCTATTCCTATCTTCTGTTTAGTATAGGCGTCGACGTTCTCTTTGATCTTCTTGTTATTGGCATCTAATTGGTCATTCAATGCCCGTAGTTTATCCTGCCCCTCTTTAGAAGATATATCTACCTCATTTCTCTGTTTGGTGAGTTTCTTATTCTCCTCCCGGAGATTGGCAATACTTACCTCCTGCTTATCGATCTCTTTGGTAAGTTTTTCCGTTTGGGTAGTGGCCTGCTGGATACCCTCTACCTCAACCTTTATAAGTGTCGTTTTCGTTACGTCTGCCATATCAGTCTGCGTATAGTAGCTCTACTTTTACCGGAGTCTCTGCGTCCTTATACCCGTCAATCTTCTGTACCCAAAAGTACCCCTTGAAATCTTTCGTATTCAGATAGATATAATTCTGGAAATTGAACGATGAGAATACCGAAGATGGTAACAACATCATCGCGTCAATCTTAGGATTGCTATAAAACCGCTCTATCTCCCTATGATATCTTTCTCCTATCGTGTTGTTAAACGTCCTGTTTAAAACAGGGTCAATAGCCAAAGAATCAAAAATAGTATCAATGACCTGATTGGATATTTGCGGTTTATCGCTCCACGCCAGCGCCGCCGTAGTCGCCGAAGCATACGAAGCACTATTAGCCATGTAGTAGTAAATTGTTCCCCCTCCGGCGTCTGATACGTTAGAACCAGGTTTAACAATCAATAGGCGTGAGTTGCTTTGAACCTTAGACACGGAGTATTTAACGATATACCCTGAATCGTTGGACCCATAGTCCATCCCTGAAACAGGATTAGATATACCCGACCCTGAACTCCTACAAACGGTCCATCCTGTATATTCACCTGAATTGGACTTGATAAAGAATACCGAATTGGCATCAAAATTCTGATTGAATGTAGCGGTAAATTGTGCGCTTGTATTACCAGCAACATCTCCGTAAGACGTCACACCCGAATAGGCTACCTCCTCCTCGAATTGCAATTCATAGAACTTCACAAAGGGCAAAAACAAACCCTGATTTGATAAGTTCACCTGATCCCATGAGATAGAAAAAGGAGCCTTGTAAATATCCCTTTCAAAAGTAACATCGTTGGCAGACTGAATATCCCCACCACCGTAGGTAACCTTTGACTGATCGTTATAGGCTTTCATCTGGTCCTCCTCACCTTCTGTCATCTGAATGTAATTGTGAGAAGCTACCTGATTGTTAAAAGTTGTTTTTGATGATAGGTAGTATCTGCTCCAATCGCTACCATCTTCCTTTTTCATTCGGGAGTACTTGTTAATCGTCAGCGTCTTGGATTGCTCCTCATAGGAACAAACAGCCCCGAAATAAATACAAAGGAACTTAATGAAATCCACCGCCTTGATATCCGGCACAATCGCCCCCGGTAGTACATATGGAATCTTTCCCGTGGTAGTGTAATATGTCGAAGGTAACCAAGTGCCGATAGACTTAACGATTTTGATAACTACCTTACTCTCTCCCGTTAGCCTGTATGTTGGACCCCCTATCGTTCTTGTCACATAAAACTGAACCTTTTGACCCTTAGACAAAGACTTGTAGAATGTCAGGTTATTGTTATCTGCCCCGTTATATAGGGTTGAATCCAACGCACCATTCAGATAAAGGTCTATCCTGTAAGGTGCTGTATTAGGTGAAAACTCGAGTTTGAAGTCAAACTGATACGTCGCTGACCTGGGAGCGGAAAAAGAATAGTCCGTATTATTCCATGTGTTCAACGGTGGCAGTTCTCTGACGTCGTTCCATTGCATTACCTGAGGATCTGATGCCGTTGCATACGTAACACCTGATGGATGATAAATAGTTATCTTGCTCTCATTAACGATCCAATCAGGCACAAACAAATCCGGCCCCGTTGGAGTTATGATGATCTTTTTGAAAAGAGGGTCGGTTATCAAATCCCCCGCTACCTTAACTCCCCCGTAGTTGCACAATTCCGTGAGAACCGTAGACATATAAATACACGGATGCCATTCAGAGAATACCGGGCCTTCCTCCTGGGTTTGGTTTACCCCCTGTGTAAATACGTTACTCCTGTGTTGGCCTTTGGCCCACCAGTCCACAAGAGGGAAAATAATCCCCTCTGTGTTTGATTTCTGGGTATTTGCTGAATCAATGAGTACATTAAACCTATCCGCAAAGTCTATCTCTTTTAAAGAGAATTGAAGAATGTTGAACCAATTGGAATTTCCAGAAAGAAAGAACACATTAAGAAAATCCTCATCATGACCCTTGATTACAATCTTCCCCCTCAAAATCTTATTGCCGTTCCTGATTATATTCCATGTAGAGGAAGGAAAAGCAACCGACCCTAGTTGCTGGATGTCATAATATCCTAAGGCTTTTTTGTTCTTGGCTGTAAAAGGAATTTTAAAATCTACCGATACATCACCTTTGATCTTAAAGTCAAACCATGTGGCTGCCTGTTTGGTGATTCCAAAGTCCTCCCCTGAGTAGTCTAAATAGTTACCGTTATCGTCTACAAAACTCGTCATGCAGATTGTACCGGTAGCTCATCGGTGTATGTTATCGTGAAACTGATCGAATACAAATTGTCCCGCTCTTGGTATTTCTTTAGAGTTCCTGAGTCTACAATGACAGTTCTAGCCGTGGTCACACTTGAAGTAGTTGTAATAATCTGCACCAGCGGAGACGAAACAACCCACGCCAAAGCGTCAAGCTGATCTTTGGTAACGTATTGCGATGTGACTTTAACCACGTTCTTGGTCTTTCTTACCGATTGCTTTGTGATAGAATCGGCAAACTCACCGTAACTCTTAGGCCAATTGTTGTGAATGTTTGTCTCCTGTGTCTTACTCTCCGTCACATCAACAGAATAGAGTTTTTGAGCCGTGAATAACCAATAGTCATAACCTCCCAAGTAGTTCAACCACGTGAGATAAAGGTTAGTCGTTCGGTAGGCGTTACACTCAGAATTTACGTCTATGGTTATCGTATTGGATAACTGCAAGGGATATCCGAAATCAGTTGAATAGTAGGTAACGTCAATCCGTGACTCTGTACTCGAACGTGAAAGCGAATACCTGTAAACCCCCTGATCGTAGTCCGTAAGCGTAGCTAGGCTGGACGAAGCCAAAGTATAGTTACCGTTGGACTTGGTGTATCGATCGATCTTTAGATAGTCGTTGGAATAGACAGAGTTTTTAATGAACGATAGGTCAAAGTAATACCCATCAAACAGCGTAGGACGGGTAAACGGAGTGAGGAAGTTAGCCAGCGTCAACGAAGTCAGACCGGGGACGTAGGCGTCCATAGTTCCGCTTGAACGGGTTTTAAACGGTAGCGAAGCGTTAACAGCGTAGACCTCCGTGGTATCGTCTGTATACGAACTCGTATACTCGGAAATCGTGTACATATCCGAATCGTCGTAACTCTCAGCAACAGAGATATAGATTCTACACCATGCGTCTAGATTGTTAGGGAGAGTGTCTTTTTGTAGGTTGTTTGAAAAGACCTCAATCTGACTTTTAACGATATCGGCTACATTTAACTGACCCACTCCCGTAGAATCAAATGTTACCCTTTCAGTACTTAACAGCGTGTATGGTTTAACCGAAGCCCAATAGTGAGTACCCGTTAATCCGGCGTAAATCTTTACTTTAGCATGGTAGTTCAAATAGTAGTACTGACAAGTCCCACCTGATAGGACGTGCCCCGCATTGTAAGCCAAATCAATAACTACGTTGGTATCTGAAAACCATTGAATGATCCTGTAAACTCCTGTTATCGTGGTACCGTTTACACCCGTTACACCTGAAAGAATGACGTTTTCAAGAGTCGAAGCGTTACCGCTTGATTTAATATCCCCGCTTAAAACCAGGTAGGTATAGCCATTCCAGTTAGTGAATGTCGTTATAGTTCTCGAAGTATCTACCCCGTTAATAGGCCAAGTATCGCTTTTGAACTTGTAAACCATCGGCAAATGCACCGCATTCCATCCGTGGTTAAGTACTGAAACGTAATAGGTAACCGTGGCCGTATTGACAAAAGAAACATCCGAGGCGGTAGCGTATTCCCTTATCCTGAATGTATTCGCGTCTACCTTAGACACGTACCAGTATCCGTTATACTGAGCGTAAGAGGAATAAACATAAATCCACGCCCCGGTAGATAGCCCGTGAGCTACTTTAGTAAATAATGCCCCCGACGAACTACTGACAGTAGCCGTGACTGCATTAGTGTCGACTATGTGACCCTGTGGGTATTTAACTACGCTTACCGCCATACTTTTGGCCCAGTTTGAAACAAACGAATCCAACAAAAGCTACACAGGAAAGTACCATTAGTGCCGCTGCCATATCAGTTAAGGTTTAATGTGAACTCAACAGCATACCAAAAGAACTTGGACGGTTTAATGACGTAAACCACCACAGGAAAATTATCATGGGTGATCTCAAAATACCGCCGCCGCTCTTTAACGTATGTCGTCAACTAATTTCTTGTTTTGTGCCTCTGCTATCATTCTCGGAAGCTCGTAAAAACTCTTTTCTGCCACATTGGAATAGATATCTCTCCTCCCTCCCCGTTGCCATAGCTTAGAACCGAATTTCAAAATACTCTTAGCAATCGCCCACGGACTAGCAAGAATCCCCCTAACGTCTGCCCATGTTTTGATCTTGTCGATCATCTTAGGGCTTGGCTTTTTCTTGCTCGGTTTACTACCAGTTTCTACCGTTGGGAAATAAGGTCGACCACCATAGACTTCTAAAACCAACTTACTACCCTCGGTCCGTACCTCGTAACCCACAGACCGCGAAGTCTCACCCGTTGCATCCGTGCCCGATGAGGCAAGATTAGCCTGAATGTCTTTGACATACCGCTGACCAGCATCATCCAATATCTCCTCAATCGACATAAATAGAGCAGTATTCAAATTGTGTAGGAACCCTCAACAAGAATCCAAGCTTCCACCCGCTCAATACATCGCCCGTAGACTTTCTACCCGCCTCAAACCTCAACCGATCCAATTCAATGATATCTGAACTAGGAACTTTAGGATCGTATCCGTTAACAAACTGATCCAACTTGTGGGCGAATTTCTCCATCAACTGAAAAGCATCATCCCACGCTTTAGCCGTTTCGTAGTCATTTCCAGTGACTGAATCCAGCACGATGAAGTTAACCTCGATGTCGAACTCAACGATTGACCCAACATTCTGTCCCTGTTTAGCAAACTCTCCTTTCATCGGAAAGACCCAAACATACGGGAAGGTCTTATTAGGAATGGTATTAAAGTCCTCCAATGCACCATATCCGAACTGCACCGAATCGCCTAACGACTTGGCCGTATCATCAAGAAGAGTTATTACTGATTCGTGCGTCACAATGCAAAATTTAAGATTTACTTTTCTTATTCAAAATTTCATTGTACTCCTTTTGGCAATGTGCCCTCCATGCTAAAAACTTTACTTTTGTGTAGAACTCCCGAACAGAGAGGCGAAGGGCTTCCTGATCTGAACATCCCAAATAGCGCGCAATGTTATCAAGTGTCGCGTAGAACCCAAACGTCTCATTAAGCCTCTTAAAACCGGCTGCTTCTTCCTCAGAGGTATAGTTCGATACAGGTAATTCATCGGCAAGCCCTTCTTTATACTTACGAACTTGAGCGTAAAAAAAGTACCCGCACTCATGACCTCCTGGCATGGGTAATCCATTATCTTCTCACTCAACCATGTAGCCTTTTCCTCATCAAAGTAATCCCCGTTCAACGGCTGACAATAGATAGCGCAATACATCGCTAGTGGCTTAACCTTTTCGACCATAGATTCCTGCTTTGCCGCCTCATTTATGTATTTTTCCATCGTTTCAAACTGTTCGACGGATTTATGGGTAACATCCTGAGGGATCTCGTATGGGCCTACTTTCTTGGGGTATTCATCCACCTGGGGAACGGTATACAGAAACGAAAGAGCCGAAATAATAGGGTCAAGTCCATCAAATTGCGCCGTCTTAATCGTTTCTATAGGAAGGTCAAGCATAACAGAAAGCACGTCCGATTGCTTCACTTGGAAGTTTTCAGACCCTATGCCCCTCTCCAATAGCTTTAAATACTTTTTGAAACTCAATTCCTCCCAACTGGTTTCAATGGATACCGCATTGCCGTTAATTTTAGCCTTTATCATAGTTCCTGCCAATTAAATCTAATGCAATCACCATCTTCATATTTACTTACCATTACTTTTTTGCCATTTAGTACTATGTCCATTTTTGTTGGATCATATCCGTTTCTTTCTGCGTGTTCGCACCACAATAAAAACCACGGATGCTGAAGGACTGGGACTTGTGCACCATCATTAAAGGCCATTTGCTGGCCTTGTCCAAATAATTCTACCTTTATCATCTTATAAACATTGGTTGACTATGTGTTCCTCCTGTTTTCCTTAGTGCCGTGGTAGCGTATCTCATCGCGTCGCAGGCGTGATCGTTTATCTTCAACGGCAAAAGGTCTTTTGAGTCCTTATTCAGGAATTTGTAGCTTTTGATCTCCTTAATCAGATTGACTGACCCCTGATGAATATGCAATTTCCTGCCCTTTAGGAACATTATACCGGCCTTTACATCCTTGTCTGCAGGTAGTGCGTTAATTCCGGCCCTTCTGATCTCCGCTATCCTTGCCGGTTCGGCAGAATCGCAATAAATGACGTTTCCACGTGGAACCAATTGAAGCAAATGGGCTATTAAATCCTGGTTCGTGAGTTGGGATTGGTATAGGAGTTCCTCCGCATATATCTCCTTATCCACTTCCGTAATCTTAACAAGGGATGAAGGAGCATTGAATCCAAAATCAAGACCATAATAAACACCACCATTACCAACAGTACTGTAAGTGTTCCAATGGGTATAAATAACACCCTCACTATGGCCCCTTTCGCCTTCGCCATAAATCCTCCAGAAGTTTTCATCTACGTTTTTTAAGTTTTCAATTTCGTTAACCTGCTCTGACGGTAAAAATGGGTTGTCTTTGTACGTTGACTTGATAAAATGTACATCCGAACGGGTTAAAATCTTGTCATAGATCCAATGGAACTCGTCCGCCGGATTGTAATCGATGAAACAACATACCTTCGTGCGGAGTAGTAACTGGGTGAATGTGTCAAAATCGATCAAATTGGCCTCGTTTATGAATAGGATATCCCTGCCTGGCCCTCTAACCTTCAAATGATCGTCAACCGAAAAGAACTCCATGTATGACCCCGACGGATAGTAGTAGGTATTCTCCGTTCTCATGTGGTCAGGAACCGAATAAAGGTCGAATTGCTCCATGATTGTACGCCAATCCCGTAGCGCACCCTTGCGAAGATGTGGAAATGAAAGCGAAGTAATTGAAATTGAATATTTGCCCTTGTAGGCTAGGGCTATTAACAGCTTCATCAGTCCAAAGGTCTTACCCGACCGAGTGCCCCCTTGATTAACTACTATCCTTTTGCCCTGTTTAAACGCTTGGTAGCTCTCCAGCTGTACCTTTATCCTGTCCAGCGTCAGGATCTTCCCAGGTGATTCTAATACCTCCACTATGTTCGGTCTTGTTTTCTAACTCCTGTTTGTCCTTCCATCCAAAGTTCTTGAGGGCAAAGATTGATCCCGTTGGGTTTTTACCCTTTAGGGCTTCCTCATAGAGAATTTCAATTCTTAGTAATGCCCTTTTTATGGGTAAGGCAAAATTCTCTTTTTTGCCATATTCCCAAAGACTTTGGCGGGATTCAAAACCCAAGTGTAAAGCAAGTCCTGACCATGTGGCATCATATGGACGCTTTTCAAAGTATTCGTCTATAGCCTTTTCAAAGGCTTCGGGGTCTTCCCATTTAGGATTTCTACCGGAATTGTGATTGCCCATAAAAAAAGTAGGTCGGAGTCTGGTATTCGGTTAACCCTTTCCCTTATTCCCCGACCTTAAAAATGCATGATTCGCGCATCGGTTGCGAATTACGCTAATTAGAGTTTAAAAAGCAAATCCCATACAGACCCCCCAACCATCATAAAGTAAAGAATAGCAAGCCCAACGGCTATCTCTGTGTGCATACTTTCAAAATTTAAAAAGCCCATTCCCGGCGTTCCCTCCGGTCGATACCTGTTGATTCAGGTCGCTTGGTGCGGTCTGGCCTTGATGCTATCTCAGCCCGTAGCCGTAGCGGGAATTTTTTAAAGGGCTTGACGTACATTATCAGGGGAACCACCATAAACCCCTCGTTTAACCCAAACCATGAGTACTATGAACGCTAGGTGATTTTTGAAGATTTTTGTACATGCCTATCTTAAACTCCAAACTTTCAATGTACATTTTTTCATTCATTAACCCCAAAACAGGCAGTTAATGTATCATATTTCATTCCTTTTCTATGGCCTAATCTCCTCCACTACTTCCTTAATGTTGCTCATGGCTTTGGGTTTAGTTCTTTTTCGATGTCGGCGAGGAGTTTGGCTCTTTCATCGTTTGCTGATGATTCTTCCGATGCGTTGTCGTAAATCCAATCCTTCGCCCTCTCCAGCAGTTCCCGTAGGCGGGTGATTTCATCCTCCAAATATTCCTGACGTTTTTTCCACTCCTCGTTCTCCTTCCTCAGTTGCTC